GTCCAATCTCAATCTCAGGAGTAAATCATCATGACCGTCGAAATTGAAGATGTCTTTAGTCCGAAGCTGATCGCCCACATCGAAGAGAAAGGGTTTTGTCCCTGTCTCGACTGTTTGGAAGAATGGCTAAGGATCTCCAAGGGCTTTCGCAAGTTCTTGGTGGACATCGAATATGATCGACCAGATGATGTTTCCGTTGTTGGGAAAGGCCGGCTGTTCTAACTCCTACTCCGTAGGAGGCCATTAAAGAGTGGCTCTCTTTGTGGTTATTTCACGCCGTTAGGGACCTTCCATGCCTCACTATAATCGTTATCGTTCGCGTGGCGACCTTGACCACATCGCCCAAATTCGTACAGAAACTAGCCCATCCGGATGTAGCCTTGTGGCTAATACGGTGGTCTATTATAATGTCGGGTTTGGGTATGGGGCTAAGGAGACCATGCTTGATAATGACTATGGAGGTTGGAAGAAGCGGAAAGGTAAGGAGTTCGTCTTCAATGATTTATTGCAGACGAAAACCAGCATTAATCTTGCTGGCAATACCTCATACCTCTTCACTTCGGTCGGAAACCGGTGTGCAGCGCCTGTCTTGAAATTGACGGATGCTGCTTCCGGCAGTTTGCTTGCCTATTGGACTTCTCCGTGCCCTCATCAGGCTACAGAGTTGACCGATTCGGTAATCAAATCCCTAGAAGACGAAGTTTGGACTGATTGTCTTGCTAACCGCGGGAAAGGTAATGCCAATTTGTTAGAAACATTGGCAGAAGCCGATCGTGCGTGGCGGATGCTGCAATCACCGTTTGAGAACATTTCCTCTCTTGTCAAAGCGTTTCGACGCTCTGCCAAACGGAAGAAGGGTTTCGAGAAGGTGAATGCAAATTCAAAAGACTTTATTATGTTCTTGTCTTCTGAGTGGCTTCGCTTTAGATATGGGATCCAACCCATTTTAAGCGATATTGCTGCGGTGATGAAAGCCCTCGAGACAGGTTATTCTAAGGAGCCTATCGTTGTTGCTGCGCGAAGTAGCGCTACACGATTTGCTACGAAGAACTCTGCCTCTTTTATCGATAGCACGACTTTCAGGGTCGATTATACCGTATCAACATCTCACACTGTGAAAGTGCGAGCCTGGTGGTACGATAGATACGTCCCGAGCATGTGGAATGATCTGGGTTTTAACGTCCAGAACCTCCTTGTGTTACCGTATGAGCTAACACGGTATAGTTTTGTTCTCGACTGGGTCACGAACATAGGCTCTTTAGCCTATGCAAATGTCCCGAGGGTCTCGTTTGAATCCTTAGGTGGACAGGTTATGGTTACGCAAGATAAGCACACATATTATGTGCCAACTAGCATGACCAATAAACTGCCTGCTTCTTGGGTTCTCACGGGTGGTGTATCTGATACGGTTGAAAGATCGGATCGGACCATCGATCGACACGTTCGGCCTCCTACCACGAATTTTGTTATCCGAAATGATTTCAAATTGGATAAGTTTGTTCGTGCGACTGATGCAATCACTGTAGCGATACAATGGTTGAACAGTATTGGCTTCTCTCGGCATTGAAAACCTGCAGAGAGGTGTCAGTTGGCGGTCGTTTGCTTTATTCTCCTTCTATTAAAGGGTATTTTCCCTCATGTCTTTGACAATCAATGCCAAGGCTTTCGCCACCGAATCTACTGGGCCGAATTTTGCCCAGTATGCTGGTCCGCTGAATACGCTCTCTGTGAAGGATCTCCTTCGCTTGGCGCGTACTCAGCCAAAACCGACCAGTGTGTTTAGTGGTGTCGGCCGTATCCAAAGCAAGTACGTTCGGACGCTGACGCTCACCGGTATGTTGACCCCGTCTCACGACGCGATCTTCGACCAGAGTATCAGTATGCCGCTCGGCGCTGCTTCGGGTGACATCGACATTATGGTGAATGACTACGCAGCATGGGTTGCCCACGCATCGTTCAAAACGATGATTAAGCAGCTTCTTGTCTTGTACTAAGGAGTACTAGATGCAGAAGCACCTGTTCTACGTCACGTTGGTCGCAATGATTATCATTGTGATCTTAGTCATTCCTGCTGGCACGTTTTCCGTGTCAACAAAACCTGGAGGTGTACGTGAAGTCATCCCCGCTGTTGGTGAAACACCGAAGTCTCAACCAGCAACTCAAGAAGAACGCGTGGCGTAATTACCACACGTTTCTCGACAAGTTATTGGGGTCCGTCCAGCATCACTTTGCAACGTGTATGCATGACCTCTTAAAGGCCAAGCGTTACACGGAGCTCATTGAGCTGGCTGATTACGTATCGTCGTCAGTGTTTTCGACGGCAGCCGAGCATCGGCTGTGTAATCAGTTGTCCGCAGTTATTAGGAAATATCCCTTCCCTTCTGGATCGGTTGGTTACGACCCTAAGGGAGCGGCGCTGAAGACCTTCTTAGCTTCTGAGCACAAGTGCTCGCGAGTTAACAGGCGTTTTCAGCTTTTCCTTAATAAAAGGAGTCCCCATGAATACGCCCTTAGTCAGGCGCGTTCGTGGATCTCATATGTCTTGGGTGACTTGTCACTCAGCGAGATATGGGATTACTGCGGTTTCGGACCTGGCGCCTCTGTCGGCGTTCACGGAAATGCTACCAACGATGCGCGAAAACTTCTCGCGAGTAGTTGGACCGTGACACCGAGCGCATTCCACTACGGCTTGGCAGCTCTTAGTACGGATATTCATATCTGGGAGCTATTGCTTCAACGCCCAGATAGTCCGTTCTATCCTATGGATCCGGAGGCCTTTCGCAAGGCTTACGGAGATAAGGTTGAGCTGGTGGACTATAACAAAATCGCTTTTGTGCCCAAGACTGCGAAGACTGATAGAACTATCGCGGTCGAACCATTGATCAATGGCTATATTCAGAAAGGTGTCGACGAGGTTATGCGGAAACGCTTACGCCGAGTTGGTATCAATCTGAAAGATCAGTCTCGGAACCAAACGTTTGCCCGCGAGGGCAGCCTAAGGTCTGAAACTGATCCATACGTAACGATTGATTTGAGCAGTGCTAGTGATAGCATCACAACAAATCTTTGTCGCTACTTATTGCCACATGATTGGTTCGAATTTTTGAATTCAATCAGATCACCCGCGTACTTGATTGAGGGGTCTAAAGCTCCTTATGAAAAGTTTACGACAATGGGAAATGGTTTCTGCTTTCCACTTGAGACGCTGATTTTTGCGTCGCTTTGTAGTGTAGCCTACCTTGAATCTAGACATAAACCGGATTTCTTAGTTTATGGCGACGATATCATAGTCAGGCAATCTACAGCCCATAGAGTTCTCGATCTTCTGGAGATCTGTGGGTTTAAGGCCAACACGGAGAAAACCTTTTTATCAGGTCCTTTCCGTGAGTCTTGTGGTGCAGATTGGTTTGAAGGTGAAGACGTACGTCCGGTCACGCTTGATTATGCCTTCGATTCTTTGGAGGCTATATTCAAGTTCTGCAACATCTCGCGATATAAGGATCCTATTTCTGGTATCCTTTGTGATTCTCTCGAGTTCCTTGAGAGTCTCATACCTCCTGATCTGCGTCTCGTTCGCCCTTATAGGGGGAATGCTGACACTGCTCTTGAGGTTCCGCTTGATGTGTTCCTCTCTTCGCCGTTCTCGCGTTGGCACAGGCAACTTATGTGCTGGAGCTGGAAGGAGATTAGAGTTTCAGCTGAGCCAGATTTCTTAGTTCAGCGTATTGCAGGCTACAACGTAGTTGTGACCCGGGGAGCACTAAAAGGGAGTAAATCAAGTTCCCCTTTCACCGAGCGCCGAAAGGTGCGCACAAAGATATGCCGCGTTTCATACGCAGGCGGATGGAGTTTGTTCGAACCCGATCCAATGGGCCGAACTTACTTCAAACCCGCTTAGGCATATTCCGGTTCCCTAACTTGAACCGGATGATGGGGAGAGTCATTCTCTCTCCTTCTTATTGATCTCTGTCTCTTGCCCTTGTCAGGCATGTTTCAGAGGAAATCAGAG